ATTTAAAGGTGCCACTCAATATCTAAAAGATAAAGAAGAATTAGATGGATTACTTTTACAAGTAAAACTTGGATACGACTCTCCAGCAATACAAAAACAAATTAATATATTAGAGGATGCTATTGAAAGAAATCCTACTACTAAATTAATTGAAGTAGGATTATTACCTACGATTGTGGAAGATTTAGATGCAGATACAGAATATGAATATAAGAGCCTGCTTAACGATCACATTGATAAGCTTTCTAAAAATATCCCTGAACCAGCATTAAATGCATTAAAGACATTAATGATGTCAAGAGAGTCTGGGGCATATAAAGCTTTAGCACATGTTACACAAATGTCGGATTTTGTTGCTAGATATACAATGTATCAGTTCCAAACAACTAAAGCGGAACCTATGTCGCATATAGATGCGGTAGCTAGAGCAAATAATGCATTTGTTCAATACGCTATGCCAATGCAACGAATGATGCAATATTCAGATGATATGGGATTTACTTTGTTTACTAAATATTTCTTATATATTCAAAGAGAAATGGCACGATTATATAAAGAACAACCAGGTAGAGTGCTATCTATGGCTATATTTGATAAATTTATTAATTTAGGTCCTACCTTTATAGAAAGTTCTTTTATAGACCACATTGGTAATTGGCCGTTTAGGGATGGAGCATTAGAATGGTTAAATTTACATGATAAACTATTAACAACGAAGGCTTTAGCAGCGGTTTTATAATTACAATAAATAGCCCCCAATTAAGGGGGCTAAGGTACTAAGGTTCCTTACGATCTAATTCACTGTATTCTTTAATAAGAGCAGCTATAAAAGACACTCCTATAGTGGCTAACACTAACATACCGATAATGGCACCAATAGAGCCTAATAATACGAAAGCTGTAATACATGCACAGGCTAGAATGAAATATCCAACAGTTTTAATAGTAGACATTAGCTAAAGATACTTTGAGTATCATCAGTTAAGTCAGTAATAGGAGTTGTAGGTAATACATTAGTAATTTCTAAAGTACCACCTGCAATAAATCTAGTTGAATCAGATTCATCTATAATAGTGACATCAGCAGTTAATCCTAATTTCTGTCTTTGAATAAAATCAATAGAGATGGTTTTGTCAGTTAAGTCGATGCCTAAAGTACCAACATATTTTTGAATTGCTAATAAGATTTCACTATTATTTAATTGAATTTTCATTCGCTTGTTCCTCTAATTTTGAGTTTTTAAAATATTCATCTGCAGCCTGACGTTCAGTTAGACCACCACCATGTTCAGGTCCATATATACGACCTACGCTTACATCTATACTTGTTCCCATTTCCTCTGCTTCAATCATTGCAGTAATCTTTGGATTCGGAGTCCACCCAATCTTGTTAAGGCAGGGAGAATTTACAATACCTATTTTCATATAAACCTCTTCACAATTTCAGTTTTTTAAGGCCAGCATATATTGCTGCTAGAGCATCACACATATGTTCTGCTTTGCCTTCGTTAATAACCAGTTGACTATTGTATTTATACATTGGCCATTTAGCTTCTGGGTGTTTTGCTGTAGCCCATTCAATCATTTGTTTCTTAGTCGCTAACCTTGATCCATATCCAGCCAATTTAACTTCATTTGGGGACACAGTAACAAAGACTCTATCTGCTTGATTGGCTAGACTTCCTAATACACCCAAGCAAATTCCAGATGCCATTGAAGCTCTGGCTGATTGACTTCCCTGAGGAATTTCAGCACAAATAATATCGGCATCTGTAATTAGGTTAAGGACATTAGAATAAAGCCAGGCTGATGCAGCTAAGTCTAGTAGGTTCTGCTTTTTAGTGTTTAGCCCTGATAAGTCAGGTTGGATAACAGAAACAGATTGAACAGTTAATTTATTATTGGCTTGATCTAGTGTAGCAACAACCACTCCCCAATTTCTTAGGGAGGGATCAAGTCCAATAACCTTAAGCAGGCTCGACACTAGGTGTGTTAATAAAGGGCATATTTTTAAATTCAATTAATGCCACCTCTACACCGGATTTAAAGCCAGCTAAGTATTCGTTAGTCAGTTCATGCGAAATACCAGCTGAGTCTTCAATAACAGTACCTTCAGGGATGCTAAGGATATGATTTAATACACCACACTTCTCTTCATGCCACTGATGAAATAATCTATACATCAGATCAACAGATTCAATTGCAACTGAGTTAGATGGTTCTGTATCAACAACCTTTTCTTCAATATCTGACATGTCTAATCCTTAAGAAAATAAACTAGATGCAGGTTTTTTAGATACTGCACCTTTAGGAGCGCCAGCGGTACCGTCTGTTTTTGTACTACGATCACGAGTAACACCAGACCATTTTTGATCCCATGTAGTGATGAATGTCGGAACTGAAACACCTGCTTTAATTTCAGTGGTGGTTAATTTAGAATCAGCATTAAAGAACTTATCAATTTCATTTTCTTCTCTGGTTTCACCAGTTGGGTGGTATTGACCATCATCACCTTTAGCATTTTTATCTGAGATTTGTTTAATCAAACCAATGGTAATTTCTTTACCTAATAATTCAGTAATCATTGGAACTTTCGTAGGTACTTCAGCTTTTGCTTCTGGGTTATATACATTAATGACTTTCTCATCTGTATCTAATTCAGAAATCTCTTTACCTGTTGTAAGTTTAGCCAATGAATTAGCAATTAAGAAGCCAGGTAAGTAATTCTTCTTGCCATCACGTTCATAATAGTTTTTACATCCTTTAGCTGTACCAGATACAACCCACTGAGTACTCCGGATGACTCTAGCATCTTCAGTTTTAAATTGAAGAACTAAGCCTGTAGCACCAGATGCTGCTGTAGATAAATATGCAAGAGTTACAGTTGCATTATAAATACCCGACTCTAATACACCACCACCACCAACGGAATCTCTTTCATCTTCAATTGAATCGTCGGTAGTTAAATTTGCTAATAATGACATGTTGTTTTTCTCTTTGTTGTTGTGAAAATTAAGAATAGTAAGCAGCTAATCTATCTAGGATCAGTTGCATGTTGTTGTCGGTAAATGTTTCAGGAACACTAAATAGTCCAAGAGGACTACGTAATCGCTCATTAACAGTTTCCTTGGTTAATCTGGTTTGGAATACATACTTCAAACCAAGACTTTCTTCTTCAGGCGTAATATTAAGTAACTTGGATTCATAGTCTTTAAGACCTTTCAAGTTTACTTTTTTAGATGCAATTACAACGCTGAAGTAGCTTTCAATACCATTGTTCTTAAGGCTACCCTTAACAGGAACTTTGGTTTCCATTAGCATCTCACTTTCATTAAGTGAGTCTGATGTATGGGCGGTAAAAATAACACTTTTTGTAGATATAGCTACATACCGCTGCATTAATACTTTGAAGTACTGGGCAAAATCTCCCCATGCCTTCATCCCATTAACAGCATTAAGGACGTATACAGATTCATACATATCAAGGAGATATGTCAGACTGTCTATAACAATGGTATGTACATCAGGAAGTGTCTCAGCATGGTCAAATAATTCATAAATTTGTAGAGGATCTGTAATCGTAAACTCTTTAAATTTAGAATTAAAAGGGAGACGTTTCCCACTTTCACAATTTGCATACATAACACCTTCAGGCTTTGATATGCCCATTAAAGATGCTGACTTACCTGTAGCTGACTTACCACATAGCAATACAAGTTGATCATTGATTGTGTTGCTCATATTTCTCCTTATATAAAAAAAGTCACCTAACTCGAGGTGATATAAAAACCGTAAAAGAACCCGGAGGGTTCCTAATCGTATTCAATAATCCAAGGACAATCCCCATTAATGGAATGATCCCCTGGTTCATTCATAAACTCATCTAAAGTATCTAAATCTAAATGAGGATTTAAATACCATCCCTGAGAGGCATAATACTTACCTAAACAAAATGTCTGTTCAGTATAAATATTTTTTAAAAACACCCTAGTATTAGCCATGTTACTTACTCAAGGCTTTGCTTACTGTTACAAAGATGGTATTGATCAACTCCATCTCATCTAATTTATCTGGAATCTTATTATTCAATTCCATTACCTTAGCGCGAATATTATCAAAAGAAAAACCAGCATCAATCAAGATCATGGCATAGCGTAGAAGCATGTTGTTTCTATTACCATCACCAATATTATTAATTACCCATCTTTCTAAATTATCTAAAGCCTGTTGAGAATTAAGTAATATCTTCCTTTCTTCATTCTTACTAGTTTTAGGGATGAAAGATAATACATCCAATAATTCACCATGATTGTAATAATGCTCACCTGAATTAGTTAACCACTTACGAGCTCTCTGATTAGTAGCTGTGTCTACTTCAAATGGGAGCCACTGAAATATATTAGACATAAACTCTTTGAAGTCCTTAGCATCAAGACAAAGTTTATAGTTAATAGGCATTACAATTCTAAATCTATTATCAATCTCAGTATGTCGTTTAGTTGTATAGATTAAGTAAGTGTACTTCTTAAGAAGTAACTGAACAG